CAACTACTTTGAAATCTGATGATCGCGTTAAAGTAATTAATGAAAGTCCAAATAGATACCCTGAAACATATATGCCACCTCCTGATGAATTAAAAAATCAGATATGGGGAACTGCAAAGGATCGATGGGATACTGCATATAATAATTACCAAACTTGGACTGATGTGTCTGGTAATATTAGAACAGAGTTTACAAATGCAGAGCCAAGTATAAACAGAACTACTGCATTATATCGAATGCAAACAAAACAAAATCCATGGAAAACTTCTTCAACAAACGAAGAAGATCGTATAAGCTCTAAAGTACAACAACAAGGTGGTGGCGAAAATGTTGATGTGATATGTGCAGATAACGGTACATGGATTGCTCACACTGAATTTATTAATAAAGGTGTAAACAATGCAGTGAATCCGGTTGACTACAAACCTGGAAATGTTTTAGATCGATCTGGATATTGCGACGTATTAGATGTGGTTCTTGATGGTCCATATTATATTGATCCAGATTGGTTTAATGCAAATCCTGATAGTAGATTAGAAACACGATGGGACGGAACGGTTGTACCGACCGAGTCTGCGGCGCAAGCGTGGTGGAGAGATTCTGCTCAACGTAGCCCGGCATTTGCTTCATTCGGAAATATATTAGTGTCAACAAATTATACAAGAGATCTTGTACATGGTTCTCCAACAACATTAGCATACGATGCTGATCATGGTACACAATGTGCCAGTTTAATATACGGACGTACACACGGATGGGCATATAATTGTAATAAATGGCATTTAAATTTATATGGAGATACATATAATGTTGGTAGCTTTGAAATAGGTTTTGATGTACAAAAAGTATTTCATCAAAATAAACCAGTAAATCCTGTTTTTGGAACAAGAGATCCAACAATTAGCTCAAATAGCTGGGGATTTAGATCATCTACTAAAAGCGGATCTTATTATTATTTTAGAACCGATGGTGCTGCTTCTTATGGTGGTTATACAAGCGAACCAAATTTTATTAGTTGGTTAGGTCAGACAGGCGACAGCGGTCGTTGGAAATCAGAAATGTACGATAATAGTACAACGCAAGCTGGAGATGAGTTAACTCAAGCAGGTGTTATATGTGTAATGGCAGCAGGAAATAGTAATCAACCACAATATAATCCTGATCACCCAAATTATGATAATCGTATATCAAATAATAATACAAATACCTTTTATCAAGATACATTTACAGAATTTGGTTACAATGTAACAGGATCAACTAATCGTAGAGGGTTTCCACAACATATAGGAAAAACTGAAAGCCAGACATCTCAAGGAAATACTACGGTTAAATTTCCTGCGATTAATGTTGGGTGTTTAGATGATGATATGACAAATAGTTATGATCAAGATAGAAAAGTAAATTATAGTGATTGTGGAAATGCAATTGACTTCTTTGCACCAGGAGACGGAACGTTAGCCGCTTGTCCAGATGCAACCTACGGAACTGATACAAGTAGAAGTGATGGAGAATATGCAGATTTAAGTGCTATTAGTGCGTGTCGAGATACAAGGTTTAGTGGAACAAGCGCTGCATGTCCAGTAGGTGCAGGTCTAATGGCCGTGGTTATGCAATACAATAGAAGTTGGACATACGAGAATCTTAGAAATTGGATTCAAACAAGCGTAGAAGTGCAGCCAAGCTCTGATATGTATGAAGGAACTGAAGTCACAACCGCTGGTGGTAGTTGGTCAAGTGATTACAACGCGTTACAAGGTGCCGATCGTAGAGTATTATACGCTGCAACGATACCTATAAATACTCCATACCCAGCAGATTTTAAAATGGAAGGTCCACTAGCGATAACCGCAGGACACTTCGATAAAGTAGTATAAATAGATAAAACGAATTAGAGGTAATAATGACTCGTCAGAACATATCGACCGGCTCCTTTGCCAATGATGGAAGTGGTGATACATTACGTCAAGCTGGCCAGAAAATTAATGAAAATTTTGTCGAGCTTTATCAAAAACTCGGTAATGATAGTAATACTTTAGTTGGCTCAATCGCTGCAGCTGAAGGCGGTATATCTTTTGAAGGTACTACGGCTGATGCAAACGAAACAGTTCTAAAAGCAATTGATCCTACAGCCGACAACGTTATTAATTTACCAAATGCCTCTGGTAATATTATACTTGATTCTGCCACACAAACATTACTTAATAAAACACTGACAAATCCAATAGTAAGCGGTATAAAAATTCAAGATAACGATGCTTCGCACACTTATAATTTTATAGCGGGTTCATTGACTGCGAATCATAATATTAATATACCAACATTATCAGATAGTGATACACTTACTTTAATTGCTGCTTCTCAAACATTAACAAATAAAACTCTTACAGCTCCTACTATGTCTCAGCCAAAAGTTAGTGGTTATATTGCAGACGCTAATGGAGCTGAAATTTTTAGTATTACTGCAACAGGAAGTGCAGTTAATCATGTTGATGTACAAAATGCTGGAACGGGTACTAATCCGATTTTAAGTGCTAGCGGAGACGATCCTAATGTTAATTTAAATTTAGCTGGTAAAGGAACAGGATCAGTAGAAATTGAAAAAGCAGCTTATTCTTCTGATGTGATTACGGCTACAGGAGCGGCTGATACTTCTAAATCATATATTGTCGGAAACTCTGCAACGCCAATTTCAATATCAGTGGCTAATGGTACGACAGTAGGAGAATATAAACTATTTACAAATAAGAACGCTGGCGCTGCTACTATTACGCCAGCCACATTTGGACCAGGAACCAGTATTGCTTTAGCAAATAATCAGGGGTGCGCGATGATATGGGATGGAACAAGTTGGCAATTGGTCAGTAACTACGGCGGAACAGTGAGCTAGGGAATCTAAAATGGTTGCAATTATTACAGATAAATTTAAAAGACAAGTCTTAAACGATATTTTTACAAACGTTGTAGATTCTGCGGCTACATACTATATTGGTATTGGTAGGTCTAATGATTGGAATGCTACGGACGTAGCTCCTACTCCTTTGAATACTGCAAAGGAGGAAAGAGATTTTCGTCTAAATTTACAATCTATAAAAAAAGGTGAAGACGTTTCATATGTAATTCCTCGATATAACTGGTCTTCTGGTACAATTTATGCTGCATACGATGATCATGTACAAGGTTATCCAACAAATGCATATTATGTTATGACAGACGAACTTGCTGTTTATATTTGTTTGCAACAAGGTAAAGATAGTACCGGTTCAGCGGTTGCATCAACTGTTAAACCATCAGGAACTGCTACTAATCCTATTACAACAGCAGACGGTTATGTGTGGAAGTATTTGTATGGTCAAACAGCTTTACGTTCTACAAAGTTTACATCAGCTAATTATATTCCTGTGCAGTTTATTGATTCAGCAGATGCTTCAGATCCTGCATTAGAACAAGAACAAAAAGCTATTCAAGATGCTGCCGTCAAAGGTGAGGTTATTGGAGTAAAAATAAATAATGGCGGAACAGGATATACATCTGCTCCAACCGTTACGTTTACTGGTAACGGATCAAAGTCTCCTGCAGCAACTGCTACCGTATATAACGGTACTATTGTAAAAGTCGAGATGAATGATTCTGGTTCAGGAAAATCTTTTGGTGCCGGATACGATTATGCATCAGTCGCATTTTCTGGTGGGGGTGGAACAGGCGCGCACGCTCGGGCTGTAATATCAACACCTAAAGGAATGGGTGGAGATCCAAGAGACGATTTAAGATCAAGCGCTCTTATGTTCAATGCTAAGTTAATTGGTGATGAAACGAATTCATTTATAACAAGTAATGATTATAGACAAGTAGGACTAATTAAAGATCCTAAAATTGGTCCAGATTCTGCAGATTCTGATTTTGAAGGTCCTGCAGCAAATGTTTTAAATAAATTAAAGTTTGGTTCTATTGCTCAAAACTTTACCGAAGACAAAACAATTCAAGGATCTACATCTGCTGCAAAGGCATATATCGATAATGCAGATTCAAGCTATATATGGTATCATCAGACAGATTCTACTGGCTTTGCTACATTTATCGAAGGCGAAACGGTTACTGAACTAGATGGTAATGGTGAAGGCATCTTAGATTCAGCTTCGGTTGACGGTGATACATTGGCATATATAAAAGGAACAGTCAATCCATTATCTGGTACAATATTGTAT